CATTCTTGAATCGTTCTTCTTCGCAGTACCCAACAGACTACTGTGGGACAACTGGGAACGATTCTGCGGGTATCAAACATCACCAGGTGATTCGACAGACTTCACCATACCTGTCGTCGAAGGCGACGACTCAAACCCGCTTATTACAACCGGCTCATTAGCCGATTACTTCGGATTACCCTATGATCTGACGTACACGAATACAGGGATATCCGCACTACCATTCAGAGCATATAGATTGATCTGGAATGAATGGTTCAGAGACCAGAACTTGGTCGATCCACGCCCGGTACCGACAAATGACGGGCCGGACATTATCGACACTTCGTTCGTACCCGAAAGACGTGGCAAGCGCAAAGATTATTTTACAGGCGCCTTGCCGTTCCCGCAGAAAGGACCGGCGGTCGATATACCGATAGGCACAACCGCACCTATCGTCTCAACCGGAGCGTTTCCGTTATTCACCAATGATGCAGGTGCATCGGAGACAGTATTTAGCTCCGGAACAGGTGGTTTCAACTTTACAGTCGTACACTCATCACCGAATGAAGGTGCCGGCTTTGCATTCGGCACAGAAACCGGTCTACAGGTGGACTTGACGACTCAGGCAGCCACCATCAACTCGTTACGCGAAGCGTTCCAAACACAGCGACTACTCGAACGGGACGCCAGAGGCGGTACCAGGTACACGGAAATTATCCGTGCGCACTTCAACGTAGTAAGCCCAGACTCACGCCTGCAAAGGCCGGAGTACTTGGGCGGTGGTCGCTCTTACGTAAACTTCCAATCTGTCCCTCAGACAGCACCGACAGATGCCGCTTCAACGGCTCAAGCAAACCTTGCTGCGTACGGAACGATAGCAGCTATGAATCACGGATTTTCACAATCCTTTACAGAACACATGACGATCATAGGTATGATCTGCGTTAGGGCAGATTTGACCTATCAGCAGGGAATAAATCGCATGTGGTTACGTTCAACACGATTCGATTTCTTCTGGCCTGCACTCGCGCACCTGGGCGAACAGGAAATACTCAGTAAAGAAATCTACGCGGACGGCAGTCCGAACGATGACAATATCTTCGGCTATCAGGAGAGGTATGCCGAATACAGATATAAACCATCGATGATAACCGGACTATTCCGGTCAACAGTACCTCAACCTCTCGATATCTGGCATCTGGCACAGGAATTTGCCACACGGCCAGTACTCAATAAAGCATTCATCGAGGAAGATGTACCAATGACCCGCGTAAAGGCAGTCACCAGCGAACCCGATTTTATCGGGGACTTTCAGTTCAATCTACGCTGTGCGCGGCCAATGCCCGTTTACGGGGTACCTGGGTACATCGATCACTTCTAAACACGAAGAGCCCTTCGGGGCTCTTTTTCCTTGAGGAAAAGAAAATGGGAATGTTCGACGGATTAGGCACAGCAGTCGTAACAGGCGGCTTAGATTACTTCGGCGCCAAAGACACACAGAGCAAGCAAAAGAAAATGGCTCGAGAGCAAATGCGATTTCAGGAACGTATGAGCAACACAGCCTATCAGCGCGCAGTTAAAGATATGCGCGCAGCTGGTATCAATCCAATGCTTGCAATCATGCAGGGCGGCGCTAGCACGCCCTCAGGTGCACAGGCACAAATGGTTACACCCACACCCGGAACCAGCGCAGCGAAAGGTCTACAGGCTGGATCACAAGCCAGCTTGCAGAAAATGCAAAAGGATCTGGTGGGTGCACAAACAAACAGCGCGAAAGCGCTAGCAGATAAGACAACAGCGGAAGCGACAAAGGCACAGATAATGGCCCGTTACTTTCAAAAACATCCTGATATGGCTCCAGCGTGGTCGATCGGTGGAGTCAAAGGCGCAATGGCAGAAGGTGCGTACAAAGGCATGGACTCAGCTGCACAAGGTGTACGCGAATTAACGAACCTGCCGGCAGAAGCAAGGAAGGCAGGAGAAAGAGCCAGAAAATGGCTCAAAATTCAGATTCAGAAATCATCAAAGGATTATAAAAAATGACATTGAAAAAAGCATCAAGCTATCTACCGATATCGTTCTTCGGAGTAAGAACGCCAGTAAAACTCGAAACAGGAGATGAGACTATTGTCGAACAACATCACCAGGAAACAACAAACATCAACAAGATCGTCGCACGCTATCAGAGAAGCGGAGAAATGCCACCGGCTCCGGAAGCGCGTTACATGGACGTTAGCAATATTGGCGATCTTATGGATGTTAAATTAAGGATCGCAGAGACGTCAGAAAACTACGAAAAATTGCCGGATTACATTAAAGAAAAATTGCCGTTGGCCGATATAGAGAATGTAAGCAACGAAACTCTACAGGAGCTATTCGATGGATACATTCAAAATCAGAATGGACAACCGGCGAAAGAAGATAGCCAGACGGAAAGCAAAGCTACAGAGCAAACGAAAGAAACACCTGGCAAGGGACAACCATCACCGGATAAAATCGATTCGTGAGGATCGAGTAATTAACCGCTTATGGTGTCAATTATTCCCGGATTACTACCCGTAAATCCACATTGGGCTCGAAAGAGCCCTTTTTTATGGCCTGAGACCAAACCTAAAGACGCTCATGCCGTCAAAATCAAAAACTAATAGCAGACCACTGCTAAAAAGAGAAAACGCCGCATAACGACGATAAAACGACGACACGCGGCGAACAAAAACCGAGGAACAGTATATAATCTTGTAGGTAACTGTTCCCACTGGTCCCAAGGACCAAAAAAACCGGGATCCCCCACTTGCAGAACAAAGTACTTGCAATCTCAATAAAACTATGTATAAGTCGCTCCTGAAAGCAGTCAAATAACCGTCTACAGGAGCAAATAAAATGCGCAGACGCCCAATGAAAAAACGCAATTCACGGAAAGTATTCCGCAAGTACGCAAAAACCCGCAAAGTCAACTACAAATCACCCGTCAGTCGTGGCGGCATTCGCTTCTAGAATGCATGTCCTGCAACCGCCCTCTGCTGGCTTTTCAAGCCTTCGAGAAAAATGGACGCGGTAAGCGCCCTATTAATTTTTCTCCTGGTAGTGACACACACCCAGTATCACTCCCCTGTGGCCAATGCATCGGCTGTCGTCTTGATAGAGCCCGCAGTTGGGCAATCCGACTGCACCTCGAAGCAACTCAACACGACGACGCATGCTTCGTCACCTTAACCTACGACGAGGAACACATCCCCGATGGAGACTCCCTCATCCCGCAGCACTTATCCGACTTTATGCGAAAGCTTCGCAAATCTATTAGCCCTACTCGCGTGCGCTTCTACGGCGTTGGCGAGTACGGCGGTCAATTCGACCGTCCTCATTATCACATCGTCCTATATGGCTACAACTTTCCAGATCGCCGCAGCTATATCGACAGGGGCGATTACACGATCGATAATTCTCTACTGCTGTCGACAATATGGAAAAAAGGTCACGCAACAGTTCAGAACTTCGCTCTCGAATGCGCGGCCTATGTCAGCAAGTATGCTGTCAAAAAGATCACCGGATCTGACGCGGCGCGTCACTACGAAATCGTCGACAATGAAACCGGAGAAATCTATATACGGGAACCCGAATTTGCACGCATGTCCAGACGACCAGGCATCGGTAGTGACTGGCTTAAGAAATATTATTCGGACCTATACCCGAAGGGATATGTAACAGACGGAAAAGGCGTAAAGATACCGCCGCCGGAGTACTTCAATAAACTTTACGAAAAATGGTTCCCAGAAGAAATGGAACAACTTAGAGACTCACGTAAACAGGAGGTATTCGAAAGATATAACGACGCGAACATAGAAAGGATGGAAGCAAGAGAAAAAATTCAGAAAGCTAAACTTAAATTAAAAGGTGGATAAAATGATATACAAAGTATTTGCAATTAAAGACCGCGCGCTTGATACATTCAGCGCACCCTTCACACAAGCAACAATAGAGTCGGGCCTACGTATGTGGCGCGAAATGGTTATGTTTCAGGAGGAGTCCAATCGTTATCGGAGAAGCCCAGAAGATTACAGCTTGTATTGCGTTGGAACTTACAACGACGAAACTGCGCGCATGGAGTCAGAAATGCCCGCTCGTATATCATCGGCTACAGAAATATTGGCCGAATCATTAAAGGACATGACCGATGTCACGTAAATATTCAAGTTCAAAAGGCAATCACAATTTTGCCATGGTGCCCGATGCAAACATAAAGCGATCGGTGTTCGATCGTTCGCACGGGCTAAAAACAACCTTCGATGCGTCAAGACTCATACCTGTGTACGTTGATGAAGCGTTACCAGGTGATACGTTCAAAATGTCGATGACGGCATTCGCACGTATTGCAACACCTATCAAACCCGTTATGGATAACATCATTCTTGAATCGTTCTTCTTCGCAGTACCCAACAGACTACTGTGGGACAACTGGGAACGATTCTGCGGGTATCAAACAT